GGACGCACAAGATCCGTTTCCTGTTTCTTCAGGAATGCGAACACCTGATCCATGCCATCTATTCTTGTTATAAAAGAATCATTATATTTGGCATATTTTCCAACAATCCATTTATACTTCTCCTTTAGGTCAACTTGTATCTTGCTCATTTCTTCTTTTAACTGTTTTTCCAGTTCTTCAATCTTATTCATATCCTATCTATTTTAATGTTATTGTTATTAAATCTGTTTATCATCTCATCAAAGAATTGACGGTCTATCTCCACAAGCAGGAAGCCCCCCCCTCTCCTCGCCGCAAGGGAAAGGGTAACGGCTACCGCCCCGTCCGGCACAGTGTTCATTGGATTGCCTTCCACGCCATATTCCCGTTAAACATCCTCATCTTTCTTTTCATCATCAATCCTCTCCACTTTAATCGTCCCCATATCACCTGAAGGTAACGTAATATCGCTATACACGTTATTCCAGTTCTCGTCAATTTTGACATTCTTTCTCAATCTTCTTGATTGTTTTAAGTATTATCTTATACGTCTCCTCATATCTTTTTACTATTCCGCACAGTTCAGTCGTATTATATTTACGTATAGCCGTGAATATATATTCCTTTTTACAATCCCAGCATTTTATCAGTTTTTCTGATCCGCACGCCTTATTCTTGTAGAAGAAACAGCCCTTACATGGCTCATTATGGTCGTAACTTAATACTACAAGCAGCTCCATGCCATTCTTGTATATCACGTCTCCTTGTTTCATCTTGTCTATTTTATTAATCTCATTATCAATATAGCAAAGTTGGATATTATCCATACTATAGATATCCAGAATGTTATACTCAACATAAGACCTATGTTCTTAGGTATAGGATCTACTCTCCTGAATGTAAGGATCATGAATACAAATGTCTTGAAGTTCATAATTTACGATATTTTTCTATATAGTTAACTATTAGATTCTTGACACCTTTAGGGACATTAATTAGCTTAAGGTTACCTTGGAATATATCCTTACCGTACTCGTCCATGATCACCCCGAATGAAGGATTCATGATTCTTGTCGATATACATATCGGTTGGTCGGTATCGAATCTGATAACGGCTACCTTCTTCTCGTTTATCGCCTTCTTTAGGGCTATATAAAGCTTATGACCTTTAACAATGTCACAATTACCTTTCATGATCTTAGACATATATATGATATGCTCTTTCTTCACATTGCTGAGATTGTCCATCAGTTTAAGATCTCCACCAACAGATTTCCATTTTTTGAAGCAAGATATGCATAGACAATAACTGGACTTGGCGTTCCTCGGCATCATCCTGCTGCTACCAGCGGGAACCGTATCGCCACAGCAGACGCACGTCCGGTCTTTGTTGGTGCGTACTGGGCCATAGCTGTTTATCGGGTATTCTTTTTCTTTAAGCATCTTTTTCTGTTTTCAAAATTATCATCACCATATTCATAATTAGGACAAGCCTTATTGCTTGGGCGTCTCGTATAAGTCTTTTGCTCCCTATCATATTTCCTGTTAGGGTTTATATAATGGTCGCACACTTGCCAAATGGAGCAGCATACTTTCCCGTATCTTTTCGCCCATTCCCGATCATGTAGATGTACACAAGTGGCGCAAGTTGGGTTCTTGAGCTTATCCTTATTCTCATCTATGATCTTATTGACCCGATCAAGAATAACATGCATTTTTTCAATATTTATGACGTTAAATGCGTCTGGGCATGGAAGATATGTCATTGAGCTTATATCTATGTCCATTTCCTTGGATTTATTGTAAGCTGATTTGTATTTCCTTCTCATCAAATCCTTTAATTGATTTACTTTTCTCTCATAAGTCCCCATATTTCACTCAGTTTTCCATCCTTGTTTTTTCAATAGATCCACCATCATCTCCTTTATCTTAGGGCTAATGGCTTCGGTAAGTATATCAGCGGCCAAGTTAATAGAGAAGCTTGTCATTCTAGATTCTCCTATATACTTCTCGCTGGTAACTTCTTTCACATAGTCGTGAATATCCTTGATCATTTCATTTTGAGATCTTAGGAGATCCAGTATCTTATCGAGTTTATCATTCATCTTTTTTCTCAAATATACCTGATAATAACCAGATAACCACTATCAAAAAGAAACACAACCCAAGCGCCTCATCCGGGTAATCATGCATAGCCTCTAAAATTCCCCTCATAACTTAACATCCATTTTGTTGATTATCTTATAAAATATATCTCTAGTCAGCTCAATATCGTAAGTAGCGTCATGGAGCTTATTCTCGTCGATCTCAATACCCATAGTTCTGGCTACGGTCATCAACTTAAAGTTCTCCATATCGTTTCTTACGCCCATCAGGAACGATGTCACCATAACATATACATCCATACAGTTAGGATAGAACCATGATCCGAAATACTTATCCCCACATTGGGTAAATAAAGCCCGTAGGAAGTTGTTGTCGAATCCGGCGTTGTTATACCCCACCAAATACATTTTATCCCTCTTGTCGAACTTATTCACGTATTTGGATAATATACCAACTAACTGCCTGTACCCTTCTTCCATAGGCTGATACGACTGCACTTGCTCCAAGGTAACACCAGCCACATCCAGCGCCTCTTGCTCTATCGTGGCGGCAGGGTTCGGGGCTAGGCGGATGTCGAACCTCTCAGTCTCCTGCCCGTCGATATCCACGATCCCTCCTATTTGGTGTATCCCGTTTCTCCAGAACTTAACCCCGGTTGTCTCTAAATCAAAAAATAGTAATTTGCTCATGTCTATTTATTTTGTTAATTTATCATTATCTAAGAACTAGTCGTGAAATGCTTTTATAATATATACTCCCATCAACTCTTTTACCTTCAAAGAAGTATATCCAATATTCTAATGAAGAACATCCAAAAGCAAGACATAGATTATTTATCGCATATCTAAAGTATTTCTTGCCTGAACGAAATAAGATTTGAAATTCTTTATTATTTAAATGGAGTCTTTTTTTGGTTTTTCTTTTATTCATGTTTATAGTTTTATTTTAAATGTTCCTTAATCTTATCCAATGCCTTATAAGACAGATAGCTGTCTATAGTATTATCGCTATCTATTTCCAGCAACTCATTAAACAAGTCTTTAGCCAATGCTTTCCACTGCTCTCCCCAATCACGGAGATTCTCGACCTTTGACCGTATATCCTCGAAATAAGAATCTACGTCTGATTTGATTGATTTTGAATAATATTTAACATCCTCCTCGTCCCCATCCATAATATAATCACATTGTGTCCTGATATCTTTTATATGACTGTCTATATCACTGCACATATAATCAACAGGTTTACGTATATTGAATATAGCTTCTGACGTAAGACCAGTTATATCTTGTATGTCTTTTAAATTACCCATGATTTAATCAATTAAATACCAACCATCCACCTGCAAATCCCATTGCGAAAATAGATAAGATTATAGATGTGAATAATATCCAATCTTTTGCGCTTAACTCATTATTATCTCTCTTTATTTTCTCAAGATAATCATATATAGCTGTATAAACAGCATGGTGAATATTCTCGTCTCTAGCCCTTACGATATTATCATATTCATTATATCCTAGATTATGGGTGGCGCTTTCGATCCTCATATTCCCCGTAACCTTTTTATTTACATCGAAATCGAAACTAACCACTATATCGGTGGTTAGAGCGCTGGCGATTTTGCTTTTTATCTCATCATTACTGAGATTAGCATCGTGCACTAGAATTATCTGTTTTTTAATGTTCATATCCCTAATATTTCTGCTACATAAACAAATCCATAACATATATAATTATCAGCGTCATGCTCACCCCAATTCACATGCCATACGACGGCGCACGGGAAATATAATGGCATATCCTCAGCCATAGGATCCTCTTTGAAGTCATCAATGTTTATCTTCTCCCTCCACCTCCACAGGTCTTGGATATCGTTCAAAATTAATTTCTCCATAACTATGACGGATATTAGATGTTAGTAATTCTATAGCCAAGCTGATCATGGCTCCCGCTTCAGTAAGTTGATTCATTTGGGCGTACATTTTATGCTCTGCATTACGATAAGCCTCTCTACTACTTATGGTGTCTAGTAAATCATCTATAGCGTTTCTAAGAAGATCGGTCATCCCATGCCCTCCTATGCCCTTGAAATAATAAATATCACGACCAGCGTAAAACATGTCCTGATATCTTTTAGCTACATACTCTATCCCGGATAGATGGTATTTCTCGTTGTCTATCTCCACCTCTCCTTCTTCTATAGCTCTCAACAACTTCCAATCTATCTTTACATCAGCTTGACGATTTTTTACCTTTACATAGGCATATCCGCCATAATGAGAACCCAGCGTCCTCATCGTAAGTTCATTGACTTTTTGTTTGTCTCCATCCATAACAATCTGGTTTTTAATGTTGATACAAAAGTAAGATTTAAACAAAAATAAAAGCATGAATAATATAAAAATAATATTAATCATGCTTAAATATAAATATATCCCTTCTAGTTCTCACGGATATACGTATTCGTACTCATCTGGAGGAGATGTCTTATATTCAACATCGCACTCCATATTGGTGTAATAGTTATCCCCTTTTCTGTATACTAACGCTACCCAACAGTCATATTTTTTGCTGTATCCTATAAGAGGGACATTAGCCATAGGCGGATTATCCTCTGTTTTGTATCTTATTCTTGTTTCTTGTTTCATATTTTCATGGATATAAATATTCATATTCTTCCGGTGGATATGTTTCAAATTCGGTGTCGTACTTCATACAAGTGTAGTACTTGTCTTTGCTTCTGTACACTACTATCCACGGACAGTCATATCTTTTGTTGTATCCTAAAAGAGGAACATCTTCCATAGGAGGCTTATCTTTCGTTTTGTACCTTAATTTTGTTATTTGCTTTATGCTCATATAATCTTATGTTTAAGTAATTCCATCATCATCGAAAACAATGTGTCTACAAGAAGTTTCTCGCTACTCCAATATATAGGGATCTCATCTATATCTCTATACGTTACAGACCATGCATGTTCTAGCTTATAACATTCGAATGTACAACCCTCTATCTCATATGGGAGTAAATTCAGTAACGTCCCTACATCCCAAACAGGGTTGGATATATCCGGGGTAACGGCCTCGATCAGTCCTATACGACCAGCGTCATCCTTCATAGAATGTAATTGATCCAGATACTTGTCTCTGAAACCGATGGCGGTGGAGATAGGGAGGCCGGCCTCGACCAGCACCCTCCCCTGTTCTTTTGTGGTGAATATCCTTTCTTTCATCTAACCCTTGATCTTTTTCTCTACAGTAACGATCGTATCATTATGCCATCCCCCATGAGCCACGAGAAGAATCTCCTGCTGCTCGAAACCAAGACCGGCCCCTATACCGCCGGAGTTCCATGCGCAGGTAATGACCACCCCGCCTTTCTTGGTGATCCTAGCTATCTCATTCTTCTGCCTAGCCCAATAACTAGATTGCGTTGTTTGCATATTAACAGATCTTCCAAGTCTTTTATACGACTCAGATACCTGCCTCGAAGAATATGGTGGATCATATAATACCATATCAGCCATATTATCCTTAAGACCACGCAGGAAGTCTGTGGCGTCTTTATGATACATAGCTTTAGTATCAGGGTCAAGATCGTTGGTGATTGTCCCTATATCGCTGTTTCTGGCGAATGGATCCACTATAACCATCCCCTCTTCTCGATATTTATCTATAAGTTCCCTTATCGGTTTTATGCTGAATGTCTCGCTGTTCGGCATTGACCATTTCTTGTTTATAATCATCTCTTAACTCTGTTTTAAATTTAAGCTTCATAGTACTTCTAGGTACAGGATCGCATATGTCATCCCACCAATTCTTGTGCCCTTTCGGTGGATGTATATCCTTTTTCCATAAAGATCCCTTAACTGTCTTGATTCTTCCGTATGGTCTCATTTTGCTCGTGTTTACCTTCACATGTCACATTATATCCGTTTCTAATGACCCGAACATAAGCTCATCAGTAATCTTGCGAAATTCCTTTACAATATCATTTATCTGCTTACGTTCGATGCTCCTTAGCAAATGGGCTATCACATCCACTGTCCATCCATTGCCCGCTAAAGACATGGCCGTATTTGGGGCTATCCCGTCAAGGTAATCATCCGGCAATGTCTGTAGCCTACACATCTCCACCGGGGTCAGGTATCTGAATTTGTCTTTCATGTCAAAGGCGTTAGGATATCTTCCGGGAGGTAGTGATGAGATCACGTTATCTTTCATGACTGTTGTCAGGCAATTACTTTTCTTGATGGGAGTGGTATTCTTATCTTTTCTTATCTCCAGACATTGCGTTATTTTTATGCCCATGTCACAATCCTTTCGATACCCGTCCTCTCCTATCCTTCTACCGACAATGGTCCCTATATATCTCCCTCTTATGGCTCCCGGATTCCAACCCTTGTCATGCTCTAGAATATCATCCAATGATATATGCTTGTCTTTCGGCATTTCTACCGGCCAATTACACCAATAAAGGCGATGCCGGGTCTGTGCCGATACCAAGGCGCTATCGATCTCCACCGGCTCCACGCCAAGCTCCTCGGTGATCACCCAGCGGTGCTCGTCCCGCATCCGGACGTTCTCGCCCAAGAACAGGACCTTACCTTTGGTCTCCTTCCTTAAATGCTTTACGATGTCCGAGAAGCAAAAGAAAAGCCTTCCACGAGAGTCCATAAATCCCTTACCCTTACCTGAGCTAGAGAAGCTCTGGCAACAGAACCCTCCCATGACCAGATCTATATCTTTCCAAGGGATATCCCATGTTCTCCAGTTATTAACATCCCCTAATTGAATAATATTAGGAAAATGTTTTTGACTTACCTTTATACATGTCTTGTCTATCTCCGAGGCGTAGTAAGTCTCGATAGGTATGCCGGCTCTTTGTAATGCTAGATACCCACATGATATCCCGTCAAATAATGATAATACCTTCATATTGTCTATTGTTTATCTATACAATTCTATAGTAATTATATTATCAAAATGATCTTTGGCTATATCTTCCCCTTCTTTTATAGACATATCAAATAAAGAAGCAGGGTATGATGTTATATAATCATTCGTATTTACAACAACCCTTATTTCCTTACTCTTATCCTTGACAAGCATCAATTCGTCTATCAAATCTTGTACTGTCATATTTTTCTCCGCTTTCATAAATTCCATTTTTATTTACTTTCATGGCCAAAAATATCCTTTTCGGCTATACGTAATATACATTTGTGTATCCCCGGCAAGACCTTAACCAATTTTATACCAAAATTTTCTCCCCTTTTAACAAAAGTCCATTTACCGTATATGACCCCATGTATCATATGTTGTATTATCTCCTTGCTATCTGTCAAAAATACTTGATAATAGATACTGTTGACATAATTGAAATCCTTCCCATGATCATCTGCCGGTCTTAATATCATTACGGCGGAGGAGCATCCACGGACGAACCCGAAACTCATAATTATCGCGTTCCTCATCATGAACATCCTTAACCCATTTACATGGTCTCCCGTCCTTAAACGGGATCTTTAACTGTTTCTTTGCCATAATTGTTTTAATTATTAAATAATTCATATCTACCCTTCATCACCTATATTGCTTCTTTCTTAGCGTCATGCATTGCTTTAAATCTGTTTCTTTATGACAATTTGGTTCCCGTATTGAGGTATAATGCATAAACCTTCATTCAATCCATTTATTTCCAGTTCCCCAAAATTATTTAGATTTATAATAAACTCATTACCAACCCAATCAAAAACTCGTATGCCATTTTTAACTTCTATTTCATCGTCACCGCAGCGATGATTAATAATATGCACTTTCATTACCTTCGTCCCTGTTGTCCTATATTTATAACTCTCAATTTATCATATTCCTCTGAAAGAATCCCATGATCAAACAATTTGTTAGCGTCTATCTTAAGACTTCTATAATTGTCAGTTATATTGATATCACTCCACAAGTTCAATTTTCCCTTATCATCCAATTGCATATGGATAAAACCTTTTGTCACCTTCTTTCCGGCTTTAAGAGCCTCTACGTCTTTATCGGTAATCTTTTTCATGCTTTCGATATTTTATCATTATAGTTAAATTCATCTTTCATTCTGATCTTTATACCTCCATATGATAATTCCTTATGAGCTGTAACAAAATAATCAACCGCATCTTCATCTAATAAACTATGCGGACACCTTTCCCATACAGGGTTTTGATCTAGATGACCCCATGTGGCTACAAGTAACCTATTCTTGTCATTATCAATAGCTATTTTGTATGTCCCTGTAGTAGCCTTACGTTTAATGATCGCTCCATTTAACATCTGTTTCTTAGCCCAGCTCCATGAACCTCTCAACCCAAATGTTTTTATAACCCAGTCATTTATCTTCTTCATTTCAAGTTATTTGTTAAAAGTGTAATATAAATATAAATACATAAATTGGATAGGACTATTCACCATACCCTTATCAGTAGGATCATCGTATTTTTCAAGCCAAAAACGAAGCGCCTCCCAATCGATATCCTTACGGTCACATACCATGCAGGCTAGGTTAGCCCCGAACAGCTCCCCGCCGCCGCTCAACGACCTGTTAAACCTCTTGGCTAGTCTTCTTTTGAATCCCTTATCATACCATATCCCGGAGGTAGCGGCATAGCAATAATAAGCGTTGTACTTCATTTTCACGCCCATCCTATCAAATAAAGACGTATGCCATATCCGATCCAGAAAGAACACTATTCCACGATATATGAAAGTCCGGAGATCCTTCCTGTATTTCTTCCCTAAGAAGCTATCCACGCAAGATATAGTCCCGCCTGAATAGTACCAGTTATTGGCACCTCTCTTGACCTTATCCGTCATCTTGAACTTATTCTTTCTATCCTCTACCCTATCCCAAGGCTTTAATTTATCCTCATTAAATGTCGGGCAATAATGATAGTAATGATTGATCCATGACAGATATGGGTTGTATATCGTGTATCCATTATCGCTGACATATGAGTTCATATCATACCCAAGTTCCTTGGCTAGAATAGATCCCTCATCAGCTAATACCTTTAATATCGGATTTAAGTTCCATATCTGATCTTGGCTAACAAACATCGAATAGCATGGGTCTTCATCCTCTCCATACCATCCACCCATCCCGCTCACTATTTTATCCAAATCAAGTGAATAATCTTTCCCGGATGAAAAGTCATCTCTAAGAAAAAAACCTCTATATGGGATCATATCATGTATGCCGGGTTGGTCGTCAAATATGAACTTAGCGTTCTCGGTCAATCTAATCAATGTTTGCAAGACAGAGGATATATCTATGGGTGCATATTCACACCCATAGACCTTATTATTTATCCAAAGATATTGAAGAAGCTCGGCTATATTAATAGTCCCGTCCTCCACATATCCTGTCTTGTTATCGAAGTTTATTTTGGCTAGAGGTATATTACTCCCTTGTGGTTGGTCACTTTTTTCATTACAACAATGCACGAACCTGCCAAAGAATATATCCTTCCAGCCAAAATATTTATCCCTTATCGTCATAAGCCTATTTCTTGTCGTATAACGACATGACGTTAATAAGATCAGCTTTTCTGGCCATCCCCTCAAGTTTATTAAAGCCATCCATGTTATCACCGCTGACGATGATAGTAGGATATACCTCTATACCGTACTTGGATATTTCCTCCTCCGTGGCTTTGTTCTCCGGGATCTGGTTTAACGTGACCTCACCCTCATACTCCTGTAATGTGTTGGCGATAATATATCGCATGTAGTCGCTGTATCCAGCGTCTTTCTTCGTGAAAAAATCAATTCTTACCATCTCAAATAGTTATTAATCTGTTAATAATCAAATCAGCGGTAAATATAGCATTATCTACCTCATCTATACTCATCTTTCTCCCATCGAAATTGTTAGATAATAAATCCTTAACAATCTGATATCTACGCTGCTCCCAATTTACGTCTACATCAAAATTCAGATTCTTTACATAATCATAATTTAATTCATTATAACTGTAACTGAGATACTTAACTATCGGGAATAGGCTATCATCAATAGTGCGCTTGATTACATTAACGTATTTACCTGTTCTTTTGTCGATAGCTCTTAATCTCTCATCTACTACTCTTTTTCCTGACTCTTCCATTCTATAAGCCCTTTGTTATGTTTATCGTAATATAATAACGCTATGGCGTTCCAGCATACGGCGGATAGATGCATGAATCCCTCCTTATCATATCTCTCCCCTTTCGTATAAGCAACCAAGTGTCTCATGAGTGCACCTAGATAACGATTGAACCCATCAGGTATATCCTGCCATGAGTTATCAGCGTACTTCTTGGCACCTTCCGTATATACCCTCACGATGTCCTCTATCTCAGCCAAAGGAAGGAGATCCCACCGGAGTTTACCGTCGGCCCGGTCGTCCTTCCCCGTCCCGTCCTTGCCTGGCAGCCCACCTCCTTTATTGGCGTCCTCATTCCCATCTGGCTGGATGATCTCCTCCGATAAGGCCTTATTGCTATTCATTACTATCTCCTCCGCCTCATCCTTGTCTATAAGCCGTTCCCTTATAGCTATATGTAGCGGCAATACCTCATCCTCTCCAGCCCACATGAAACCATATCCCTTTGGATATAACGTTGATAATTTCATCGTACCTGTATTATCCGCCGTTCTTTCAACCTCCCAGATCTCACCCTCGCAAAAGACCTTGTCAAATTTATTAAATTCGTATTTCATATCCTTTCCCCTCCCTCTTGGTGTATTCTTATTGCTACATCATCATCAAGTGAGGATAATGCTTTAATATGTAATAATATATCTCGTTCATCGCTCTTATTTTTCCCTGCAATACATGATAAAATATTACCATTCATTTCTATTGTAGCCCATCCTTTTATGACAGGTTCGTGCCTCTTCAGCTTAGCGGCATCTTCTCTCGTTATCCAATATTCTTCAAAGATTATGTCTGGATACATAGCTTTTATTTCCTCCCCGGTTTTATACCACGTTGCCATATCTCATGTTTTTAATTAATAAAACTCGCTTAAATCCCTGCATTCTGGTGTCTCTCCTGTCATAGAGTAAAGCTCACCAGATGATAGATGCACGCAATGAACGGTCTTCCCGTCTATATACTCACTTCGCTTCGTGATCCCACAAATAGCGCAGCGTTGGATCCCCGGACCCGCCTTTATCCATGAGTGCCGTACGCTCCTCTTCCTTGTCCTGTTGGTGTCATTAAGCTTTCTCATGATCAATCCTCCAAGACCGTTACAATCTTATCTTTCCCGATAATAACCTCATTTCCGCTTCTCACATCAAAGCATCTCCCTTCATCTGCCTCCTTGAAATAAAGAGCGCCATTGTACTCGAATAAACCGAAACCGTAATCATCTAGCTTCATCTCGTTAAGTTTATTAAATTTATACACGTTTTTCATATTCTCCATATTATATTGCATTACTGGAAATATCATTATGATACTTATGCCTATTACAAGCAACCCTGTGTAAAACTTTTGTGAATCATATTTTTCCCATCCCTCCATCATCATGGCAAAGGAGATTACTGTTATTATAATAATAGATATCAACCCTACCATATCACATCCTCCTTTCTTTCAAAAATCCCATCATATCCTCCACGCTAAGCTGGAATCCGGCAGCCGCCTTATGGCCTCCTCCACATGGGTTGGCCTTGCGTGCCAGCGCCGAGACATCCACCTCCTTCTTGGTGGTATAGAACGAGCATCTGAAGAATCTGCCGTTCCAGCAAAATGGCATCATCAAATCATGTTTTCTAGGATCGTACATAGACTCGAATGTGGTGGAGTTAAACTCCGTAGTATTCATACATATCGCCTTGTATCCAAATATATCTGCCTCGAATGAGAACATCTTCATTTCTCCTCTGTTTTTCTCGATGATATATTCTATTATGGCCTCGCCATTTCTTATCATATCAGAAACAAACTCGCCATTCGCCTTGTTTAGCACCTCCCTGACCATGTCAACGTCAAGCCCGCAATACCCTCTCATCCCATATTGGAATGAAAGAACGTCACTCCATTCGAAGCGATCATGATCCCATACATCATAAGCGCTCAATAATTTTACCACGTCAGGGGTTTCGATATCATCGAAAAGATATTCCCACGTAAGCTCACAAGCCGCCGTTCCGATACGTCTTTTGCCTTTGACATTATAGTCCTTCACAGCTTCTATCGCCGTCTTATGGTGGTCTATCCATGTGACATCTATCCCCTTGTCTTCCCATTCGTCGAATAAGAATCTCGTTCTATCGCCAAATGACACGTCAACTACAAACACCTTATCATATTTATTCACGTCAGGTATTTCCTTGCCGTAATTGTAAGGAAGAAGATCAATGTCCCCTTTGAAATACTTTTTTACTATAGCCGCTGACATTACTCCGTCAAGATCAGCCTCATGATATATACATCCTGTCATAATCTGTTGTTTTTGATTAAAAAATCTATGTATTCTTTTATATCCTTGTTCCTGTCATTATCCCAGTCAAATGTCTCGTTTATGAATTTGAAGTACGATACCGGAATTGAATGCAACATCCATCCACAATACTTGCCGAATGTCATTAATGTAGAGCCAAGGGGATGATCCGGTCTTCCGGGTACAGGGGAGGCGGTCACGCCCTGCGCCAGCCCCCTCCTTCGGTCTTTCTTGGCGGCTTTGATATCCAGATCTGTTTTCGTTACCTTATCCCCCATCGGGATATTGGTAATTAGTTTATCGCCGATAAACATCCCCCATCCATATCCTTTGTAGTTCTCTATACTAAGTTTCCTTATATCACCGAACCTTGACGAGTTGTTACAACAATCAACGACCAATGCGCTATCCTTACCGTCCTTTATCCTAACCGCCCTGCCAAGCCACTGATAAAACGAAGAGAACGAAAATGTCGGTCTTCCTACTATCACGCAGTCCAGACCCGGATGATCGAATCCCGTACCGAGGGCGGAATAGTTGAACACTACCTTCGTCTTACCCGACTTGAACCTCTCAACTATAGCCTCCCGCTGCTTCTTTGGCGTGCCTCCGTGAACCACTTCCGCCATGCCAGCGCATATCTTTGCGTTCATCCATTCGGCGGCGGTATTGCAGCTCTCAACAGAATCCATAAACACCAGTATAGATCTGCATACGTCTTTTAATACCATCAACCGACGTAAAATAAGGTTGTTTAAGCCGTTTTTTCTCACCGCCTCACTAATAGACTCAGCCGTATATTCGGAGCCGTTAGAATTAAGTTTAAGGGCATCCCCATTGAAATCCCATGTCTCATATTTAAGAGGTGTCCAAAATCCTTGCCTTATCATCTCCTCCACCTGTATGACATGGATCAGGTTCTTAAAATATACCGGTCTCATACGAGTGATGAAATTAAGTTGGGAATATGATGTCTGTCCTATCGACATGTTTTTAAGTCTACATGGCGTGGCTGTAAACCCTATCACCTTTTTCGGTTTCAGTTCATTCATGAATGTCATAAACTCGCTACCATCCTCCGGGCTATACCCGGCATGAGCCTCATCTATCAACACGTTCCTGATCCCCATCTCCTTAAGCTTATCAACAACCTTCTTGATAGACCCTAACGTGGCGTATATCATATTAGACAGCTCTTTCTTACCACAGGAAGCGGAGTAGATGGTAGCCGGTATGCCATACGACGTTATCTTGTCGTGGTTCTGTTGCAGCAATTCTTTTGATGGTTGTAAAATCAGCGTCTTATCTCCCATCAATCTAGCCGCCTCTGCTATCAGCAGTGACTTACCGCAACCTACAGGACCTACGATCAATACCGGATCATGTCTATCAGAATTTATGTAATCGGAGATACTTTTAACACACTCCTCTTGATATGGTCTTAATTTGTAAATCATTTGGATTTGTAGTTATCAAAAACGTCTTTTACGTACTCTAGTCTTATAGGGCATTCCCGACCATCATCCATCTTCACCATCAAAGTCTCTTTGGTCTTGCTTATGGCTATCACCTCTCCTACTCCTATCTGGGTATGGACTATATCGCCTAGCTTTATATTACATTTGATCATGGTCAAGCTTTTTATTAAATTCCTCTATCTTGCTCCTGTCTGTCTCCTTGGTCATCTTAGCCTCTTCCTTAAACATATCATACCCTTCCCGGATATTGTCGCCAACCATATTCTCTATCATCTCCCTTAGCTCATCGCTTCTTACGGCAAAAGATATCTGGAATGATTTACTTGTGCCTTTCATCAGGTAATCAATCTCCTTCTTACATTCTGTCATTAACCGATCCAGATTATCGAACTTAACGAACTTGGAGTTGCCATTGGCTTTTCTTACCCCATCCTTGAAATCCTCCAATATCCCGTTAAATACATCCGCCATACACATCATGGAATGTAGCCATACCAGCATATTGAATTTATATTCATTATCAGCATTATTCATCAAGCCTATCAAAGACTCACTTTTTGTCAACATGATTTTAGATTCTCGATCTACGATATCCTTTATCTCCTGCCGGCATTTCATGGCACCAACGAAATCCATTTTAGAATAACATTCATTTGATTTCTCTACCAATTTCCTAATATCCTTTCTAGACATCAGAAGATCCAATACCTGTTTTTCTCTTTCGTTTTTATCCATAATCATTTATTTATTGACACAAATATAATTAAAGCCTAGATATTTACCTAGGCTTTTTAATAAAGTTAATCTTTTTTATTCTTTCTTTTTGACTCATCCCAATCCGATGAGTACCTGCATGTCCCTTGTTTGTGGATCGAGAAATCGCACCAAAAACACAAGGGCTTGGGGCGGGGTTCAAGGCAGGCCGGCTGGCGTCCCATGAGGTAGCGCTTCTCGTACTTATACCCCTGTTTGGCGTCGTCCCAAACGTGAGCTTGATAGCTATCTATTTTATTTGTCTCGAAATCATACATATCAAGGAGAATATCGTTAAGCTCCTTGACCGACCTCTCTACTTTCTCCTTATCTACCTTCACGTTCTGATTGTCCAGCATGCGGGTAAAGAAATAGCTGCACATATCCGGTAATACCTTGTACTTTCTCAGTATGTAGAAGGCGTATATCGGATGCTGGAGATTATGAAGCAGCTTGTCTTCATCGAATAACTTTCTCCCGGACTTCCAGTCTATCGTATACATGGCTATCCTGTCCTTTGTCTTATACTCTCCACGCCAGTCCACCGATCCTATGATATGCACCTTATCGTACGTCACGCCATCCAAGGTAAGTGGCTTGGGTAGCTTATAGGGCAGGACGAAGCTCTCCTCCACGCCGGCCGGTCTCGACCCCCGGACCACCTTCTCCATTGGCGTAAGATCAGACCATGCCTTCTTATAATTGCCAGCAGCATCCTTCTCAAACAACCCCACAATCCATCTTATTAACCTAGCCGCATGTTGCATGGACTCGATCTGAGATTTTACGCTATCAAAAGGTATCTTCTCTATATCGGCGTAATAGTTAAATGCCTTACTCATGTCCTCATAAGAAGGTCTGCATCCGTTCTTGAAGAAATACTCCATCGTCTGGTGGATAACCGTACCATATGACGTAGCCTCATGCTTCTCCGTGGATCTGTGACCCTCCACGTAAGTCTTATACCACTTATACGGACACTGGACAAACGTGTCTATCTGCGAGTAAGAAGCGGCGAGAACCTTCTCTCCATTTATTATCTTACACAAGAGATGTGTCTCCGGGATAGTCATCATCGAATATATTTAAATCAAGTGATGTTTCGTATAAATCATATGCTATATTTTGAAGGTGATGGAATCCTTTGATATCAATTTTAACAACTGTGTTACCCCATAAACGTGTGATACTTAAAACGTAATCTTTTGTTATTGTCATATCCCCTTTATTGCGGTAATCATGATTATCATAATCGTTAAATCCAATCCAATCCAATATCCTCTCATTCAAGCTTATTGGATAAACATCACATTCGGAAGTATACCACTTTATTGTGCCATTATCAATTCTGCGTTCGAGAATCAAACTCCCTTTGTCCTTATGCATACCGGTAATACATCCTATCCTCCATATATTACCATCCTTATCTTTCACAATATTGCCTATTCTTAACTCCTTAACTGAAATCATATTCTTCCTCCTCTTTATAATCGTCATCGCAATCATCAACAAGAGGGGTCTCTAACCCCTCTTCCCAATCATCATATCCGAAATCCATTATTTACCCTTAACCCAATCATACAACATATCCACAAAAATCCCTACAGTTAGTTCATCGACAGATTTATCGCCAAAGACATCATCCGATATCCTTATATCCATCTTTTCTTCAATCCCCATCAATACCTCTAATAAATCAAATGGATCCATAGCTAGATCAGATGACAAATTACTTTCTTCTCTTACATCGTCAATTACCTCTATATTATTAATGTAATTGAACTTATGCATTTTCTCGAATATCTCTTTCCTCGCTATCTTCAATATTTCATCTCTTTTCATAATCCTCTAAATAATCATCCAACATATTTATAAGCTCTCCTACCGTCAATTCGTGATAAGGCTTGACGCCAAGTGCCTCATCGGGTATACATTTACCCGTTTTCTTTTCCACTTCCATTATGACTTCTACAAAATCAAGGGAATCCATAGCCATATCCGTATCCAGCTTATCCTCGTTCATTATCTGAGCGGCATGATCAAGACCATTAAATTCACCCATCTTCTCGAATATCGCCTCCTTGACTACTTTTTCAACTTCTTTTCTTTCCATACTAAATCGACATTTTCAATCTTCTACCTAATTCTTTTTTTATATCCGATATCCTTTCGATATCCATCTTAACATCGCCCGTGATGGCGTATTCCTTATCCATTCTCTTGGGGGGATCCGGAAGCCGGCTTATGGCGAACAACCATGCCAGCTCCTTGTTCTTGTTCTCCCTAAGATACAAGTCAGACGTCATGCCATACATTTTTATGATCGTATCGAATAACGTTGATTCCGATAAACTCATATGCACGCTATACACATTTGATGGTTTCCAGATCAAGTTATCCAATCTCATCGTATACTCACGTTTAAGATCTATGTGGGATATTACGGCCCTTACTATAGGTTCTTCCTTGAAGTTGGTGTTAGTCACAAACCAGATAAGCCTTTTTTCCACCTCCTTGATAGCTCCTGTATCCTTACCCGTATCGTTATATACCCCAACGATACGGTCCCGGATCCCCTCGACCTCCGGTGTCAGACCGGGTGTCTCTATCAGCATCAGCAGCGATCCTCCCCTTGGCGTTATCTTCCACTTCCCATTCTTCTGAAGCTCAATATAACCAGATGCTTTATAACTATCTATTTTCTCCTTTGGAATGGTGTTAGCCATCTCTTCTTTTTGCCGGATCATCAAAAGATATCCAACATCAGACATCGTTAATCCTGATGTCATCATCTGTTCAAAATTTATATACATATGTAAATAAGTTAAAATATTGACCTAATCTTTCTGGCTACCCTCTCGACTATATCGGGATGATCATTTCCGTTATATATATCTATTAGCGTATCTATTATATGTAACCTTATGTTTTTCTTTGATGAATGAAACCAAAAATCTCCATTTTTTCTGTTTACAGGTTTGAACATCTTCAGTTCTGGTATAAGATAACACGCCACACATGATCTTTCAGCAAGTGATAATTCAACCGCTGTCCTTTCTATTGCTATGCATATAAACGCATAATTATCATTCTTTATTAGATTGTAAGCTCTTCTCAACACCCTAAGGGCGTCTGCTTTCGATAATCTCTTTCCCTTTTTCATATTGTTTTACTGTATAAGATTCATTAGCCATACTAACCCTACCAACTGATATAGATTGATTTATAGATTGGTTAAGATGCCCTACAACCGACATCTTAGCCCTAACCGTATTGGCGCATCTTAGAAGGATTCGATAATCCTCTAACGCCCTCTCGTATCTTACGTCCACCCTAGCCCTTTTATCGGCGTCAGTCATGCTCTTGCATGTCCCGTCCTCCCTCAAACTTATAGCTATCTTATCCCGTATGATCCTGATATCATCCTCGGCTATCACCAGCTCGGCGTCAAGAACGCCCTTGTAAGAGCTAAGAAGATCCTCTACCGCCACTACCTCCCGCTTCAAGTTCTCCAATTCCAATACCATTGAGTTATCGTTCATTCTTTTATACTCCTGTACTTTATTGGATACCTCATCACAGATGCTCATGATCTCCTTCTCCCTGTCCCGGTTTATGATATACCTGATACTGTATTCGGCCATTTCCTTTAATGAGGATATGATCTCTCGTATGCCCATCTTGTTTTCGGTGGAGAAATTGGCTTTTAATAACATCTCCATCCCTTTTATGATGACAAGCAAAAAATTTTTTCTCAATCTCATGCTTAATAAGGTGTTTCGTCATGTACTACATTGAAATCATCACTGGGCGGTATATATTGTTGCTCCAACGGGATACTGGGAGGCGGGGGCGGTAGCGTCACCACAGTCGTGTCCGGCTTGCCGCTACCCACTGGGGCGTCCGAGCCTCCCGGTCTTTCTTGGCGCACCACCCCTCCATCAGGATAATATCGCTCATATCCTTTCATGATATCTACATGTATCGCATCAATCTCCTCTAATGACCGTTGACGGACCTTTACGATATGATGGAACAATAATCCATCCACACGGAAGGATCGTCTTGACTCGCTCTTGAAACGTTCCAGATTAGGATACCATCCTTGCGGAAATTGCATGTATGAGGAGTACCCGTATCTTTTCGGTATATTTAACGCTACCATAGCCGTACATAACTGTCCCAATGTATCTGATTGATAAAAATCAGATTGCTTTGGCATATGATCCTTTGGATCCCGCCGTCCTTCGATATCACGATTGAGTTGGGATATTATAAGAAAGAAAATATTAGGAAAAGTTCTTTTAGCGATATTACACATGGTTATCAACGAGTCGATATTTCTTTTGGCGTCTCCTGAACCTTGTACTAGAGCCGTATGATCTATAGACACGAATACCATTTTCTTATCCTTGTTTATTGGCATATACTCATTCCATAGAAAGTTTTGAAGCTCATCTACGGTTGATGGTTTAGGGATGTATGTTATTCTGCTAGAGTTCTCTTCTCTAAGGCATCTCTGCATTTCTTTTACCTCATCTTCTGACATCTCGTTAAGGAGTATATCTTGTATGTCTTTCCCCATTTTTTTTGATAGTGAACGTAACATCAAATCTTCTGGGTTCATCTCAAACTCACATCTTAACCATACATAATCATCTGCCTGTGGATTGATATTGACATTCATCACATTGCTCATGATTTTTTGCGCCAGATAAGATTTGCCAACTCCGGGCCTAGCGCCTATAGCCACCGCATGTTGTGGGTAGAACCCGCCCAGTAACGCCTTGTCAAGATAAGCGTATCCAGTACGAGCCGGGAGAAGCTCTCCCGACTGATACTTTCTTATCCTCTCATAGGCATCCATGATAATCTCCTTGGATGACCTCCATATCCTATCCTCACTCATCCTCTTGCGTTTCTATCGCCAGCCGTATCGGATTTAGATCCTCTGTTAGCTGATCTTGATTTATATTTTAACCCCTTAGCCGTATGGCATAGATCCTTCCCCTTCCGATAAGCCTTACCCTTTAGCTTATCGGTCTTGTAGTTCTTGCGACCCAACTCCCGTCTCTTGGCTTTCTGCTCAGGTCTGGCGTTGATCTTCTTATCCGTCTCAGCCTTCTTCTTTCTGGCTTCCGGATGTGTTCTGTAATATTCAGTCGATCTCCCCATCCTCGTCCTCCTCATCATAATTATAATCCTCTACGATAATATCCTCTCCATCTAAATATGAGGCTTTATCTCCGAGTCTGCTTCTCATGCTCTCGTAAGGATCATCCCCATCTTTTATTTCCCACACACATAAGTGCGGACCTATTATATCAATAAGCATGTTGGCCTTATCCTCGCTTATGCCTTTTTCTATCATCTTATCTCTGCATTTGTAAAAACCACATGTCTTGTTAAACACTGATCCTCCTACATAAAACCCTGTCTGTTTGTGAATGAAAATTACTTTCATGTTCTGTCAATTTTTATTAATAATTATTTTTTGTAATCACCGTAACTCATGTCAGCGTCACACACCACCAAGTCAGTTACCTTATCCACTACATGGAATAGATGCTCTGGACATCCGTGGCATGCGCTACCGCCTATCGCTATCGCCTTATGCCTAGGGCAGTTATTCCCCCTCCCTCCATCATATATCTGTATCCGATTATCACTATATGTCTTGATATGTCTCATGATTTTAAGTAATGATGGCAAAGACATCTTGTAAGGGGATATATGCTCCTCCGGTATCATAAGCTCACCGGATAGTTCTTTGTAAAGATCATGTCTATCATGTCCTGTTTTTATTAAGAATACGTTGATCTCGGTCATTACCATATCCATAGACCTAAGGAGATCCGGCTTGGCTAACCTACCTACAGGTTTACCCGTAGAATCGGATCTCATCCAAGCCCCACACTTCTCGCACCCAACTTGCTTTCCCTCCACCGTATTTATCATAGTGGATGGGGCCTTGCAATACGGGCATACGGATCCGTTTAACATAGCTTTCTGGGCTAAAGATAGCTCTCTCATGCCTTTTCTTGTATTTTGACATTAAATAGATCACAGAATCTATTAAAATTCCTGTTCTCTATTCTCATATCCTCCTCATACCTGTCAACTGATTTGATGAAATCATTATAACAGTCCTCGCACATCCATTGATTGATTACTGCTACATAATAGCCCACGGATGTAGGTCTGTTACACATATCGCAAATACCTAAGCACCCATATCTGGTGAGCTTATCCATCATCTCCTGTCTTGTTATTTCAAGCACCTTGAATTTCTTGTAATTGTCAACTACCTTTGCCATTGTAAATTTGTTTAATAATAAAATAATCCGCTATATCCATTCCCTCATTTATATTGGGTTTTGATTCTAGAAAATTACTTATCTCTATATTCATCCCCCTCATATCCTTGTCTACCTTCTTTCTCCATTCGTTGAAAGCGTCGCCCTTATCCGGGTACAGGACTATCCGCCTCCTACCCAATGTCTCTATCATCTCCCTTTTCAGCATATGGATACCGCCACAGGCCATAAACAACCTACTAGGGTACACGATGTTACAGATAACAGCCGTCTTCTCTGACTCTACTATATACACCGGAGCGTCATTGGGATAGAAGTTGATAAGAAACTCCCCGAACAGGCATTGCCTAAGCAGGTAATCCTGACCGTCCAGTATATGCACCCAACATACATGATCCATGGGAACCTTTACCCTCTTCCCGTCAGGCCCGTAGTCCATTATCTTCCCGGTCCGCACTACCCAATTCTTATCCAGTTGCCAGAACACACAGCACTTACCCCAGTCCCCGAATCTCATCATCCCCACCTTATACAAGCTAAATGCCCTATTGGTATGATACGATCCGAAGATATTGGATAGATAATCCTGAAGATCGGATGTCTCGAAAGGATTAAGCGTCTCAAACATCTTGCTTACCGGAATGCAGTTGGCTATATCCGGATCCATAGGAGGTCTGTACCTCCTTAATACTTTGTTTGAATCGGTAAAAAGATCATTGTTCCCAAGTTCGCTCCCTGTTGGATATTTAAAGTAACCACATTTATTTTTATGATCACACACCCCAAACTGCTCTCCAACGATCTGACCGGTGGTTACGTCCACGTACGGCGTAAAACACTTATCCTTGCCGCATTGCGGGCACGTCAGCTTCCTCCTTGGTTTGCTATGATCCAGCTCATACCGATGAACGCTCTTATTGAACTCCCTAAATTCCATCACCCTCTCCTCTCATTCATGACTCTATATATATAGTCCCTCAGCGGCTCTTTCCTTACCAACTTATTAACATCAAACTCGCCTTCTATATCTAAGGATCCGATTCTTGATGTAACCGTATAATTAGTTTTCTCGAACTTATACTTTCCTTGAAGATATACTACGGTAGCCATATTCAATATAGGGTTGTCGGTCTGTCTTTTCAGCTTATATTGGCTGGTCTTTGCAGTAGGATCACCCGGAGCGAAGTTATATATCTCCTCTATCTCCAATATCTTTCCGTAGTTCTCCAGTATCATTCTTCTATATAGCTCAAGCTGGAAAGCGTACTCGTCATAGAAATTGCCCTTCCTGTTTGATTTGAAGTCCAATATAGCGAATATCCTCCTGCATCTCTTTATCTTCTTTTTCTCCGTCTTAGGCTGACCTTTCTTGGCTCCCGTCTTATAGAACTCTCCTGTCTCGACCTCTATCTCCACTGTCTCCGGCTCGCTATCCATCTCCACCACGGCGTCCACCGAAGAAGCTACCTTTAACCTGCTTGACCTCAACATCTTCTCGATCAATACAGGTTTTACATGTCTTTCCTTGCAGAATATGGCAAATGATATTAGATCCTCTATTAGCTCATCAATGTTATCCACTAATATCCGCTCCATCCTATACTTGTCTATTCTTAGCTTGGCTTCCTTGACCACCTTCCTGATCCATGTCGGGATCAGCTTTATGTTAACCCCGGTCAGATACAACCCAAATAGATAATGCATGATAGTACCTAAGTCAGCCCTATAGTTAGCGTAATCATCAGGGTCCTTGCCCTTGAGTCTCATCTCATTCTTCCATTTCTCCAAGGCTCCGGACGTATCACAATACCCATTGGCGATATTGTTAGTGGCTCCATCGTATATGATAGGATACCCATCAACATCCATCTCATAATACACGCGTTTGCCGGCGACAGTCATTCTATATAACACAGGTGTCGGGATATCCTTTATCCATTCAGCGGCATAATACTGTTGCTCTGTCTCCAGATCATACTCAACCTCCATCTCCTCATTAGGCTCGTTTTTAGGCTCTTCAACAGGCTTTTCCTCCTCGACCATATCTTTCTTCGGGACCGTTGATAAAACGTCTAATATGCCAAAGAAAGCGGTAAATTTAGGATCTGTATGATATGATCTTAATACTGGTAATGATGATCGCCAATAATATGACGACGCATTCTCGTCCTTTATCTTGCCTAAAATCTTGCCTAAAGCCGAACATCCTATCTCTCCATCATCCGCAATAGCCACATTGTGTCTCTCGGATAAACGAACTTTCATCTCATCAAACAATTCTTGATCGCTTATGACTTCTATGATCGTCCCATAACTATATACTGTGTCGCTTATAGCCTTATATCCTAGGTCTAAAAGTAATCTTTGTTTTCTTCTATCCATGATAATAATCTGGTTTTTAATTTACCATCCTCCTCGACTTTAGGTGCGAGATCCCTCATCCGTCTGGCTGCCAACAGCCATACGTTGCCAAACTCGTCCAAGAGCCGGCTGAAATCCATCGTATCTAACAGATAATCGAATTTTGCATGCTCATCAACCGTCAAGTAGATAATGTTATCATTATCCTCGGCAACTGATTTATATTTCCGTTTAGGGTATAAGTGGCATATGTTGCTTACCCCCGGGCATGGTATGTATGCGCCGGTAGCAGATCTCCTTGTCATACTCAATCTAGCCACATGGGCGCCAAAGAAAACGGCTAGGTTCTTCCCCTTTGGCTTGGCCTTCACCCGTATCGCCGCCCTTTCCTTTGGCGGTAGCTCCTTGGCTCTGCACGCGGGACACAACCCCTTACTCCTTATGGTTACCATCCTCCCACATCTCTCACACGGTAACATCCTACCTCTCATGCCTTTTTCTTTTTATAACTTTTGTTGAACTCCATAAGGCTCATAGCCCTATACCTCTTAAGCCTATTAATCTTACCCTCAGTCCAATCTTGATCCTTGAAGTTGATGATCGTATCGAATATCTGAGCTAGTTCCCGGATATTAAAACTCCTGTTTTGTATCTTCTTATAGAACCCCGATCTGCTATATCCTAATTTAGAAGCTAGATAAGTTTTGTTAGACAATGTGAGGATACGATAAATCGTACCCTCCATTTTACTTATCTCCATCAACTTCTCGGCTATGGACGACGTGGTTTCGTAGCTAGCTTTACTGTCTACTATCCTCATTTTTCTCCGGATTCCTGATCTTACCATCAAACTCGTAGAAGTCCATCAGTTTCTTCTCTTCCTTGATACAAGTGACAACGAAATCTGATATGGTTCCTTTCATGCCTTCCTCGAAATTCTTTTTGGCATGATCAAGGTCATTGGCCCGAACGATGTAGTTAAACGCCTTGCGTTTCTCATTGTTCGATTTCTCGTCTATCGTAATATAATCAGCCGTGACCTTATAGAACCGGTCTCCATCCATGGCAAACAATTCCGCTATCCTGAATCGTTTGATATCAACGCTAAACTCACCGGATATGAATGGCTTCATCTCCTCTATGATTCTAGCCTCACATTCGGTATAAGAAAAGGCATCTACTAAATACTCTTCCTTTACCTTCTTCTTCATGCCGTTCTCGGCATCGGTCTCATAAGAAACCGTACATTTAAACCAATTGTGCATTTTAATCTATATTATTGTTAAACAAAGGATAATCTTTTATTCCTTCACGAATATATCTTTCCGTATCATCATCCACGCCATAAGCCTTCTTGAAAAATATCATAGCCTTATCCGTATCATTATCCACCAGTGGTAGATATTCCCTTGCAAAAAGCGACCTAAGATAGTTCATATTATCAATCCTATGTCTTATATCGGCTACTTTATCCCATATCTCGACCCGAATTTTACTCATTTTCTTCATATTTCTCTCATATCTCTCTAGCTGGTCTTTATATTCCGCCTCAATCTTATCGTTCTTATCCTTGATAGACTTATAGGTCTCCTCGTCTTTCGTATCAAACATCGGAGTATGTTTGATATTAATTATATCCAATTTGCTGTATAGCTTTTCATTGGATACGGTGAAATCATATCTAGTCCTGTACAGATCAAAGTCACTTAAGAACTTAGCTATTTTAATAGCATCATCCTGATCAAGAACGGCTATATTCAATCCTTCTAAATAGTAGAAGAAATGGGATGGAGAAATAGGTTTACAGTCATATGTCCTCATGATTGGAGGCTCATCCATAAACCTGACACCTTCCTCCGCACATCTTATTACGATCAATTTCTCTACCTGCTCATCAGTAAGATCATATATCTCCTGATCGGTCATCTTATCAATTGTCTTCATCATCCTCATCCTCCGATATCGTTACAGCCTTTGTAAACTTTTGTTTATAGACCTCACCCATAAGGCAGGCGAAATCCCTATCATCCATACTAGCCATAGTATTGGCCTCTACAATAAGACTCATCTCGATGTTCTTTACCAAGATTTCATAGTTATCATCATCTTCTTTATAGAAAATGACTTTACCACCATACTCGAAACCATCATCCCCGGTCTTAACCATATCGATGATCCTCTCTAACTCCTTTACAAATTTACTCTTTTTCATATGTGTAATTTTTATGTGTCTACAAAAGTAGGCATTTTGTTTTTGAATTAAATTAAATAAACATTATTAATAGTTAATACGCTTAGGTGATTATATACCATTTTACACTAAAATCGTAAAATGGTATATAATCACCTTATCCTCCATATATCTTAAGCCCTTTTATATTGTATTTGCTTATATCCATACACAAATTACACCCTCCATGACAACAACACCACGAGCAAAAGGCTAGTCGCTCCTGCTCCGGCCTACCTTGAAACTCCACTGCCGCCCTATACCATGCCGGGGATAATACCCTGACCTTCTCCGGTACGGGCGGTGTCATGAGCACCGATCGCCGCCTTCCTTTGGCATCCTCCCTACCTCTCATCTGGATTATCTTTTAACAGTTCAGCTATCTTCTCATCCTTCAACATATTTTGCTTTCTCATGTTATCTACAATAAAGGCAGCGAACGCCATATCATACCTTTTCCTTAACTCATTGACAAAAGATTTGGCTTTTGATTCTACCATTGTCTCGATGTTGCTGTCTACAACTTTCTTCATCCTGCCTCTTATAAACTCGTCTACTGTCAACTCCTCATCCATATAATTTAACCTGAACCTATATTTCTTCTCGCTGGCGTTCTCGACAAGATCGTTCATTGATTCTCTCGCTATATCCTCAATCTTCTCTGATATCGGATTGGATATTTCTCTCATCAACTCATTCTTGAACTTTTCTTTAAGTTCATGTATTATAGCTAACCTGACCGAGCTGGTAAACTCCTCTTTCAACGTCGCTTCATTGTACATAGCTTCCTCGAATACATCTTCCAAATTTAATTCTACTTGAATTTTCATATCATTATATTTTAATAAATTATAAATTTTTTAGGCATATAATTATCATGTATTATTTCCCCTCATCTTTTAATATTAATTTCTTCCCGATCTTTTTAATTTTTGTCGGTCTTGATAATCGATAGTCTCTTTCTATCGGTCTATTAAGTACATCATCCTTGTGCCCCTTGTATCCTTTCTCGTAAGCACTAACCCTTGCGCAAAACTCAACCACATCGCATGGCGATAAATCAGCACCACTAAATCCTTTTGTTAAATCGAACCACAAATGATCTGATACTATTTTGCTATCAAGTGTCACATCTTGTAAAAGCATCGTTTTTACAGGTCCAATGTATCCATTCCTAAATCCCAATCTAACAAAGGTTGCTGTAAACACATGGCGTCCTTTTGATCCTATTGTTCTCAACTCTTCTCTCATCTCCTTTCTTATTTTTTATTCATAAAACCAGTAATTTTCTTCAAATACCCTTTTGTCATCTCAATAAAGTTCACGCAATCCAGCTTGCTCAACTTGTAAATCAAAGCCGGGTTATGAATTACGGCTATAATTTGTGTTTGCGGTTTATGAAATGACAATACTTTGTACAGATCCATGATATTGTCAATATCTAAATTCCTGTCCGGCTCATCCATAATGATTGTATACTCAAAATCCTTCTCCATTAATACCACATGATTGTCTTTGTAGTATTTTAAAAGATTGTCGATCCTGTTTGCCCAGAACTCATTTGACTTTTTCTTAAATTCCATAAGTTTCTGTATCGGAAACGCATACTCATCTTGGTTAAACACAAAATCAAAAAGCGAGTTCATGGCATGAAGGTTCTTCTCCCCAGAGGACCTAGATGCTCCATTCATATACAAACTTAAATTATTGATATTATCCAATATATCATCCTTTCTCATTTCAGTTTGCTGTAGGAGATGGAATACCTTCCCGATATAATCCGACTTAATACTGATCCCGTCAAGCACCTTGTCATCATCAAATATATCCGGGAAATACAATGCTTCTGACGGTAATTCAGAACACATCTTTTTCTCGCACAACATGTACTTCGATATCATATTCAGGAGGGTTGATTTCCCGCTCCCGTTCTTGCCTACAATCACATTCACGCCGGGCTTGAATATAAACTCAGAGCCATTTTTGAACGCTTTTATCTTTTGGATATATTTAAATGGAGTCTTCTTGTTGTCGTCTATCCTTATAGAAGTTATCATCTTATATGATTTTGTGTTGAATTATTTAAGCCTTTCATTAATTGCCAAATCAAATATCTTATCAAGACATTTCCTCATCTCCGCCGCCCCGATGATCGCCTTTCGATTCCCGAACGAGAGCCACGAAGTAATGAACCCACTGACCTCCGCGTCCCGCCCGGAATACCGCCTTGGGAACTGGACGGGATCGCTGGCAATAAAGTCGGCGGTTTCGTATTTGTCCGCCATGCATTTCGGCATGTCTACAAATTTGTCATTCATTGTTTATCCCTTCATTTGTTCGCATGCCAATCTTTCAAGTTCCGGCATGGTGTTTGTTTCTTCTTATTTTCCCCCATACTTATTTCTCATTTCATTAATATAGCTCATATACCAATCTCTTATATCCTCTTCACTATCCATGCTATACTCTTTATTGAATGGATCGTATCTGATAAACTCCTCTGTTCTGCAGAATGGGCATGGGATCTCTTCCAATGGCTTGATTAGAACACCATCATCACCTACATTATCCAGATCATACAATATGCCATCTATGCAAGTCGCGTCTGGATAATTCGCACCGAAAAGCGGGAATTCTGGACATGTGTTTCTCATACTTGTACTATTCAAATTCGTTCTCATATTCCTTTCTCCTATCCACTTCCTTTAAATTCAAACCATCAGGTGTCAATATCTTCTTTTCCAACAAATCAAAGAGAAGCATCGCCCTTGACTCCACCTCTGTTTCCCCAAATCCGCTATATACTTCTGTTGGCGAATCGTAGGCATTGTAACGAACATAGGCAGCTTCGTAGTATTCGATATCCTTATTCGGGAAATATTGTGTCAATTGCAACCAGTCATCCCATATTTTTGATTTACTGATATTTATCATACTTGGTAGTATCTCTCCAAGTTCATGACTCATATAAGCCGGTATGAGGTCTCCTTCTTTTCTGTATGAATATCTCATTGTATTTTGTACAATTGATTCTGTTTTGGATCCCCCTCCTTTCACCTCTTTCACAAAATAAAATTCCGACTCTGAATTTACACCCAACTCATGCAGCTTTAATGCAAGCTCATAAGGGCACATAAAATTTTGATATTCCATGTTATTCTATATTTTCGTTTCTGTAATCTCCTGCATAGTCCAACCATACCCTGTAATCATTTCTGTACTTGGTCGCCTTTATTTTCATATTCCGGGATATACTCTTATTCACATTTTCACCAAGTACACTCCTTAGCTCCTTCTGTAAGACCGCCCCGATAAGAGGATAGACGTCCAAATAATTGCCTTCACACTTCTCGAAATCTATTACCTTGTTCCCTATTGCCCGTTCTAATGCCTTGTCTATTGCCTTCACGATGGATTCTTGCACATCTTTATATCGATTGATAAAATCCTGTTCTTTATTTTCCATTTTAATACATTTTTTATTCTATAAAAGATCCTCATTGCCCCCATAAGGGATACAATAAGTCCAAACCGTCCCATGTACACATTCATATCCATGAGAATTTACACCCGTTATTTCTCTAGCAAATAAACTAATATTCCATGCATCATCTTGGCTATTTCTTACCAATACTTTGTCAAATGGTTTTAACTTATACTCTGGCTCTATCTCAATACCAAAGAATTGTTTCAAACACATTTTGGCTTTAGGTTCTTCACTTGCCTTAAGATCGTTAATAAAATCTCGCTTTTCGTCCTCAGTGGCATATCTATATCTCTCAATATTATTTTGATTGGCAGCTCCATTGTCGAAATATAAATAACCCCCTTCTTGCCAAGAGGCATGATAAGACGTAAGGTATTCCCCGTTTGTATTCAATATGAATAAATAATCACCTTCTTCATTGCTCAATACATCCCCATCCTTAAATGCCGTATATTCCGGAATATTAATACAAAGCCTACATCCTCTTGCTCCTAGTCCATTATCAGAGAACCAGTCTGATGTTATACCATAATCAGAATAAATCACTCCTAGTGTATTAAACATCCCCCTATCTTTATTATAATACACTAACTCTACCTTATGATTATGTCCGACCGTTACAATCTCACCATCATATTCACCATTGCTAATTTTCTTTGCCAGTTCTAAGTCAAATGGTTTTGTTATCATTCTCTTTTCCATAATTTTACATGTATTTATATTGTTATTTTTCACTTTAGCTATATTATCATCTTGTAGCAATCTTGCTTTAAGGTCATCTATAGTCCTTAAATCCATATTATATGTGCATAGATGAGCGCTCCCGTAACCGGTTAAATTGTTTATTACAGCCACATGATATCCGCCACCTATCTTATACACTTCCTTGACCTCCCATATATCCCTGCTATCATATTCATATCTATTGTTCCAGTCTATAAAATCTTGCTTTATAGATACCATATCTCCTTTTTTAATATTCATATCTTCTTATGTGTTTATATATTATTTGCCTGTCCAGCCAATCCAACGAACATGGGCGGACGCCTCGCTTCCCTCCGCACGTCTTACCTATACACGCCGGCTCCACCGGCAACGCCATCCATGACATTTTGGATGCCTCCATACCTCTAGGTACGATCAATTCCTTATTCCGGGTCATGATTCTTTTTTTTAAAATTTATATCAAATTCCCGTATATTAAGTATCTCCTTGAAAACCATCTCTCTAATGAAACAACCCATTTTATGTATTTCATCTTCATTAGATATTCCCCACACTTCAACTGCTGCATGAATCGCATCTTTCATAGAGAAACAGATCTGAGTCCAATCACTATATTCTCTTTCATCGTTTAAAATATCTTGTATCTTTCTTTCGCAATGTTCTATATATTCTTTATTGAAATTACTCATGACTTTTCAATGATTTTCATTATAAATTTTCTACTTAATTCACCCCCCCCAGTGGTTGATGCAGTGGTCGCAGCAATAAGATTCAGGCAATCATACGACTCTGCTGATGTCTAAATCTAATCCTTCGAACGTTTCCAAAACATGCTATTGGAAACGCCATCGCTAAATCTGATAGTGATCGCACCGCTATGATACAAGCGTCACTTAATTCCATCCTAACTGTTTTGCAATACTTTCCATTTCATTATACGCAATCCTGTGACATCCAGCAACCAATAGGTCGTTCTCATAGCTATTGATCTTCCATTTGTGACCGGTTGTATCCAATACCATATCGTGTTGGAATTTACCGCCATTATGGAAGAATTTTATCAATTCCCAAAGTCTTTCAGCTTCGGTTCGTTTTATCTTGATATTCCCGCTGGTCTCAATTATACCATTCTTAATGCGAAGCCATACGTTAGGCTGGTCATCCTCCAAATAATAATGTAGATATAATTCTGGAATCTCGCCAGACTTTCACATCTCGATCTGTTCTTCAAATTTTTTCTTGCGAGCCTCATTTTCTTTTCTTCTTTTTTCAAGAGTTAAAGCCTCTTTTTTCGCCTGACTGTCTTCCCATCTCTGACATCTGGCCACATACTCAGCCCACGTTCCTTCACCACAAATCTCATCTACTATTACATTGGTCGTTCCTAAAGTTTCTAACGCTTGATGATTTAGCAATACCTCAAACACACGCTTTAACTCATGGACATATTCACTTTTAATCTTATCCGATTCATAAGATAACTCATGTTTAGTTCCGATCCAGGTGTTTGCACTCTTTTTAAGAAGGCTCTTGGGAGTACCCATATTAAAGAACTCAATATAATCCATTAGACTTCTAAATACTCCCCAAACATCCCTATAAGACAGGCTTGTTCTAACCTTCTTGTATTTCTCGATAACCTCTTTGATAAGCTCCAATCGACTGGTGATAAAAGCCATGCTGCCATCATCAGACATATTATATCCAACAGAAAATACCTTTGAGCCAGTTGGTATTGCACTACGAACACAACGTTGATGTTTACAGGTGGAAGAAGAATAATACTTATCGTTAAGCAAATACGCCTTTTCACCACACTTATTTCTTACGATTCTTCCAACCTCAAAATGATAACCATAAGAATAAATACTTCTACCTTCAAAGAAAAGATTACTACCTCTTGCGGATTCTTCCTTTTCGTTTGCCCACAAATGAGCGACCATAGAGTTGTTCATATCTATTAAGTTTTGAGTGTTAACTATTGATTATACTTGCTAAAAATAACATCGACACAAGTTCCGCCAATAGCGTTTGCGTCATTATACGAATAAAAACCTTCTGTTCCCCAATCCACACCAACTGGACAACCATCTGCATGTTTTACAAAGTCATCAATTTCTTGCGCTTCCTCGTTAGATATTCCAGTGTAGTCACCATTAATCAAAGCCCCAATCCAATAAATCGGAAGCCTATATCTTATTATCTCTATATTCATAATCTCATCAATTTACAATGTGAATTTTCAAATACGGGAACCATTCCATGCGCCCTGAAATACTCGGTCGCTATTTTAAAAGCGTACAAGGCAGGTCTTTCATGGATATTTCGTGTTGTCTTATAAAGAGATATTGGCTGGCAAACATAGAATTTCTCATTACCAAGACACCCAAAAACCCCATCCAAATAACTTTCATCACAATTAGTGCCTCCCAGTATCAACAAATCACATCCTGTCTTTCGTGTTCCGAGAATAAATGTCTTGTTCTTGTTTTCCGGAAGCATGAATATTTCCTTATCAATCTTAAACCAGTCAATCTGGCAACTCTCTACATCACGGCGAACAATCTCGTCAATCTCACGGGCATATTCTTCTTGTGTTTTCATAAGATATGTTTTAAATAGTTCTTAATTTCTCTTCAATAAACGTATCTATCATCTTATAGTAACTTCCATCAAAAACGTAGTTGTTATATCTTTTTGTAAACTCTTTGGCCCAGTCTTGAATGATGTCGAATGCTTCTTCTCTGCTATAACATTTCAACTCCGTTAATCTCTCCACAGCTTCCGCTGACATCTCTTGAAGATTCCGGATGTAAGTTGGATTAACGCTATATGGAGGTTCTTCTTCATCCAGCATAACAATTCTTGGTTTGTTTGCCGACCGGCATTGCTCAGCGGTTTGGGTAAATCTCTGGAAATATTCGGCATCATACTTATTCCCATGATAATCAATGAAAGCAATCTTATCTCTATATATCTCACAGGCATTTAAAGATTCTCGTGTCGATCTTTTTATTGGTCTTGATCCATCCCATAACCAGCCATAAAACTGTATACCATCCCAGATAAGACATGATAGATATCTTAGAGAAAAAGACTTTATATCTAATATCTTATGTTGTATAGGATTAACTTCCCGCTTAGCATCTTCAAGAGTTTTGTATATAGACGTACTTGTCTCAATTTTACCCTCTCCCAATTTGCTTCCAAACCAAAAAATATATTCGACATACATATTTCTCCCACAAATACCTGGATCTTTTACTATCATGCCACGATATTTCGCTTCACGGATTACCCCGTCCCTATGCATGAATACCCTTATTCCAAAGGGTATATCATAAATCAATACATTACACATATCTTAATCAATTTACATGTTCATATATATCCCCATTCTCATAATAAAGTCGATCTTCATATTGATTATGATGAAGTTCCTCACGTATCGCATCTTCATTATCAGCCCAATACTCATACTCCTCATACCAGGACTTGAAGAAACTATCGTAACATCGCCCTATCAGATCCTCAAACGAGAAATCATCCGGGTAAGTACACCATGCATTGTAATAATCAATTATAGGTTTCAGGAGATAATAATCATAACACATCCCTATCAATGGGCAATTATCTCCATAGTCAAACATCACCCTACTATACTTGTGCCTGTATTTGTATTTCCCATCAATATATTTACCTGACGTGGAGAAATACTTGCCCTTGATAATATATGGCATAATATTGTTGTTGATATATCTGAACAGTAATTTACCGCATAGATTCTCAGGGAATATATCACGATGATAATCTGTAGGGTGTTCATAAATAGGATCCTTGTATTTAAACTCATAACTAAAATCATATCTCTCGTATCCAACTTCCCAATTATAAACCCTAGTATCTGTCATATCCTCAAAGGCTTTCATTGACTTTTTATAGTCTATGCCATAAGCATCCATACATTGCTCCATTACATTCCAGTGCTCACGCTCTATGATCCTTTCTTGTGAGTCTTTTGACAGCTCATCAAACTCATACAGTTTTAATACAATCTTTTTCATAATCCCTCCTCTTTTAATATAATTAGATCCCTAACGTCAATCGAATGACATACGTACCTCCTTATGTTCACGCTTAGGGATGATCGTGGCTATTCTCACGAACCACCACAATCCAGATTCAGATATCATTCATCCTTTATCTTTACGAATGGGTTTTCTACATAAAACTCCACTACATCCTTAGATTTTATAGATGTCACTATACCGGTGGTATCCACAAATCCATCTGTTTCATCCATTGTCAAATCTTCTATTTTATCTCCCGGCAGAAAACAAAGATTATAGTCTTGATCAATATACATAATCATCTTTAACCTAACCATGTCATCAATGATGCCTTTCATTCTCTCCACGACATCCAATTGATCATTACTAAGCATTAATCTACTTTTTGATGATTCCACTAACCTTATGTCTCCATTCCTGTCAACTACAGTTAAGCCATTGAATTTATACACATCTTCACGTGTTCTGTAATATGTTTCCTTACAATAAATTTTTCCTTTATCATCTATTTCAACATCAAAATATTCCAACTTATCCTTGACAGCTCTTCCGTTTTTGTATTTCCACACATCACCTATTGGAATGAACCCATATAATGACTCAAAAACATCATATATTGATAGTCTTGTCTTAGGAATGCTCTCGCCCTTTTTAAAACATTCTTCGGACGAATAAAATAATTTCCCATCTAATGTCTTCTCAGTCCTACATCCTCCCCATGTTCCTACATATCTAACTACTCCATATGTAAAACTGATCAAGATCTTATCAATCTCAAACCACTTTAATCTTCCTGACATATCGTCAAAAAGATATCCACTCTCTAGATAAACCGATAAACATTCTCTAATGTTCCATAACAATTTATTTTTTTTAATTAAACAACATCATTTGCCTTGATCACTATCCGTCTCAATATTATGAACAAGCTCATATAGATCATAATCACTACACTCTGCTAAACATAAAGAGAAGACGTTCCTGTCGTTAATCAGGAAATAGCTATCTTCTAATATGAAGATAGATCTTCCTACCTCTAAAAAACAGTCCCATAACTCATTGCCTCTTTTATTGCCAAACACTTTCTGAAAAGTATGACGATCTGCCTTATTCTCGAATTTACGCATCCGTCTAATCCACTCATATCCGTGCCTCACTAAATCCAATCCGCCGGCTTCATCGAAGCTCCCGTTTTTATCAATCCATTTATTTACATCTATCAACATACTCCCTTATAATATTACATTAAACAACTCGTTTAACCTATCTATCTCACTTAGGTATTCATCTTCTTTATCAAATCTAATTTGCGTCCCTCCCTCCAATCCAAAGGACAGGGTAAAGGATATGACCCAGCCCGATCCGTCCACGGCCTTCCCCTTGGGAACCCAAGACATCACCGTCTTCTTGGATATCCACCATCTCCCTATCTCAACGAAATCAGGATAGTTGTTCATTAAATACACCATCTGACTAGCCATCTTATTGACATCATCAAAAGGCACTATATGATACTTGTTTCTTATCCTGACCTTCAAGAAGGGGTTATCCATATTATATGCCGCAAATGCTGATATTACGGAACTGGAATATCTAACCCCTTTTATTATTACCCATTTCATATACAACACCTCCTTATATTAAACTATCTAATATAAATTCATCTTCCTCCGTTCTCTCATCTATAGGCTTGTTTTGTACCGTTTTGACAAGATCAAGCACCTCATCCCAAGTCCTTTCTGATAGCGACCCGATATTTATACCACAACATCTACATCCACTAGAAAACACTGGTATTGTATTCCCATCATACATTCTAACGAATTTGTATCCTATATACTCATTACATAAAGAACATCTTCTTAACGGAATGAATCTTATCTTACCGCTATTGACCATACTTATCAGCACTTCTTTATTCATATCATTTCCTCAATTTGTTTTTAACCTCCTTAACATATTTGGGAGAATGTAATCCCCTATGCAATCTTATAGCCCGATCTATATCCTTGTTCGGATTATGATGAGATTGATATATCTCGAACATTTCCCTAGCCTTGATAGGATTTGTTCTATCATCGTATCTATACCGCTTTTTCTCCCGTTTAAGACACAATATCCTATTAACCTCATCTACATACACCTTTTTCATCTGCCACCTCCCTAACGCCCCTGAAGTGGCGTTGTACGCCCGATCGTCATCCCTTGACTCCACGAAAGATAGGGCGGCCGCCAGCTTATCCCATACCCGTGCCTCGACCACTGCCGGCTTCGGGGCGAGGGGCATGCCTCCGTTCCCTTTTGGTGGTGTCAATATTATCATCGTCATCACAAGTAAGTATCTTATCACGTTCCCTTGTTTTTATAAAACTCCTCCCCGAATTTCACATTATCCACATAATCTTCCATACACTCATGAACAATTATATGAATATCCCCCTCCGTGTATGTTACCTCGGACATTAACCTCTCATTGGTCATCCACCAAGAATAACTATCAATATGCCGTATCTCAAATCCATGATCATGCAACGCATACATAACATTATATCTTAAATCCCTGTCCATCATCATACACTCGTACACGATATAGCCATTGATACTTTCATGAGACCTACCGAACGTATAAACGTACCTACCCATCAACTTATACAACTCCCTTGCCATAGGATTCGGGATCGCCTCATCCATATCAAAATCCCCATCTGGATCAATAACCCACTCTACATCCCGCTCATCAATACAAGCCCTAGGCATTCCTATTGTCCGTACATAAAGACGTGATCGGTGATCCTCGCTTAACACCGTCCCGATATACTTTTCCCCTTTGGCATATCCTATATTATGGTTGCCGGTTATATTAAATACAATTTCAGCTCCTATCTTAATTTCATCCATATTCAAGATGTTTGTATCATTTGTTATCTTTTTTATACAAAAAGAGGATATAATGGCATAATATTATGATATCAAGACACGAATGCGTTATCTATCATATTATCATACATATCCTCTATACAACGTCATTTATGGCATTATATCGTATATGATGCCGCAGGCCATAAATACATCTAATTAACCCTTTTTTAAGGGCTTATTGCCATTTAGGTAACTAGCTATGCCTAATATTTTCGAAATAAGGGCTTTTTTAGCCTTATACTCATCGTTTATCCCTATTATCGCATATCTGTATACCATCCCATCCTTCGACACCTCCACGCCCACGTATTTAGGCGCAACGGCATCCCTATGTAATACGATAAACGGGCTTTTGCCGTCTAGCTCATTTATCAACTGATTAAACTGTCGCCTTGTCATCTGATAGTGATATTATTTCCATGTTATAAATACGATCTCTTTTTACCCTTATCTTCTCGCACAGCTCATCGAAGCACCCATCTTTTTCTAACCTACCAACATAATATGATACATTCGATTTAGAGCTTCCTTGAAGATATATATTTCCTCCTATATTCCTTGAGAAAAAATTAGGCAAGACCATCTTTTGCCTCTTATCCTTATTATCCATGTAAGATATAACGACAACCCATAATTCTGGCTTCCGTTCTTTTACAGATAACATGAGATCAAAACTCGATTGACCATTGATATTCCTCCTGCCAGTTTCGTTATAACGAAGAATAATATAATCATTCGCGTTATCATCCTCAACCATCACGACTATAGGGCGATCTCCCTTCCCATTATCACATAATACTCTTGGCTCTTTCCCGTTGCGGAGATACACCTTATCGTAATCTCCGTTTTTGTATATCTCAAAATCAAATTCTATCACCATATTATTTTCTCCTATTGATGTATTGTTGCGTACGTCCTTCCTCTATTTTTTCGAAATAAAACTTATTCCCATATAACCGAGTGAAGCAGATGTTATACCCGAAATGTTCCGCGCGTCTGATCTGCGCGTAACCTCTACTGATGTCATTATTATCAATCAGCGTAACAAAACAATGTGATCCTACTTCTGTATTCAAAACCAGATTTTCCCAATCTTTTACCTCCATATCAAATCTCCTTAAATAATTTTTTGTTATGATTATCGCTATTATACCATTTATCAATATTATCGTACTGCTTTGGATAAACCCCATAAGACCTACACCACCTAGGTAACGGCCCGTTCAGCACGTCTAACGCCGCCTCAAGGTCAAACGTAGCTTCCTCCTTGACACAACACCCCGATCCACTTCCACAGCTCGGTATATAAGCTCTACTATACGCTACGCTCATCCCATATTCCCCATGACTCAGATACCCGATGTTGGGTGAATCAGGGAAGGCGTAATACAACATCGTATAATCACCCTTACTCCAACCTCTATTATAAGTATCATCCTGCCATGCGAAAACCCTGCAACCGGTCTTCTTTAACTCATCAGCCGCTTTTCTTAAAATATTATCTCCCATATCATTTATATTTAAATTATGCCAAGGCGCCGGGAACCGACCCCGGGCCATATCCGCACACGTACGATCATGGTATTCCTTCCGCCCCGCCAAGGCTTGGTTCAACATTAACAAACTTTCATATCCTCACACATCTTAAAAAAGACCTCTCTTATGATCCTCTTATACAAGATGTATATCTCATCATCATCCTCATCGAACTCCACGCCCCATGAACGTAATAAATATCTAATGTCGCAATTCGCTATATGAATCCTAAATATGGATGGAACGCTCATTATGTAATCCTCAAAAGCTTTCTTAATCCCATCCCTTTTGATATGTTCTTTATACTCATCCTTGAACACGTTAAGCATAAAAGATAGATATTCCCTATCATATTTAAACTGCTTACCATAATTATCTGTATCTATATGATCCAGTATATATATTTCTATAGCGTCTCTATCGTATTTTGACATACTTCTTCCTCCTCCTTTTGATATTTTATAACCTTTTTCTCCCCATACACTTTCGCTAACTGGATAAGTTGACCGGTAAACACCTTGGTACGGTGTTTTACGATCTTATCCACCAATTCCGGGCATCTGGTTCTCCACCTATAATTAACCTCACCTTTAGCTTTCTTCTTATAATACCTGTAGAATGTTACGGCTACTACCACTTCTCCATTCTGCTCAAAAGCAACCAAATCGTAATTGTTGTAAGTTATTTCGTTCATCGTGTAATATATTTTATAAATTCAATCACTTTCTTTGGCAGTGAATCTATATCCTTCACTCTTTTACCAAAATTGTACATATGACTTCTATGCGGATAATAATCTCCCGCATACATCCCCACTCCTAATGGATGGAATGGATCCTCACTACATGAGAAAACAGGATAATACACCACCCCATAACCATCCTTTATATTTTTATTTACATATACTATGGTATATCTATCAGCCACTTCGTCGCCAAAATCATATACTCTTACTTTTACTTTCACGCCATCCACATTTGTTATAATATTATCCATATATACCTCCTTTGTTGTTCACTATCCGACTAATCTATTTTCCTTCCATATAAGGTGTATGTACCATACCATCCCCTATCCATATTTACCACCTCAATATGATGTATGTGATAACAACCATTAGCTATTCTGCCGCAATCGGCTATCACCATAGCTATATTCCTATACCCAGAATCTATGAAAACACGAACCAACCTACCCCCGCTAAATATAGACACCTTGATATCGTCTTTCTCTTTTATAATCCTTCTCATATCATATCCTCCTATCAAACTAATCTATCATTTTACAATAATTAGTATATGATCCACACCACCCACGAGCCTCATTCGAAACCCTAATATGATCTACAGGCTTATCTCCTGCCATACAATTAGCGTAAGATAATACCTCCGACATGTTTCTGAACCCGGAATCCGCCGCCGATTTTATAAGTTTCCGATCGTACCCGAATACCCATACCTTTACAATATCCCTTTCCTTTACAGTTCTTCTTATACGCATAAACACTTATTTTTGCCAAGCAGAAAAGAACGGCTAACGACAAGACCTGCCCAGCATCCCCGCAGCCGCCCGCATTTCCCTTGGTGGTATTAACTTCCTCCAATAATCTCATAATCGAATTTCACATTAATACTCTCATCAATGTTTAATTCTTTCTTCATCCCAAATTCAGTCTCCCTTACCGTATCAAAACCCAATAATTGATCTTCGGGATTATTCACAAGCTCTCTCCGGTTATTCTTCCTAGGTTTTCTAGATGTAAGAATATATTCCGCACAACAGCTTCCTTCAAATGTCCTCACTCTGGAATACCATAGATCACCGGTCCCGTACTCAACACATATATTCATGTTTATGATGGTATTATCCCACGCTTTTTCCGGTAAATGTTTGAAAATTCTGTTAACCCACCCCGTGTCAATATCTATATAAGGACAATCTAAATCCGATGTCCCCTTAATATCCAGATATAGCATAACCTATCTATTATTCTTAAACATTCGAGCTTTCACATTCATTTTCTTCCGTCCCCATACCACTATTCTATTATTTCCAACTTCCCGTAATAAGGATAAAAACAACCGTCTCGATAAACCGAATATCTGAGCGTTTTATCCTTTGCTTCATAGATGGAAACACAACCGCTGTTATAAGCGTTGGATAGTTCTTTTGCTACAAATCCACCTATTTGTTTATAGGTTTTAGGCGTATCCGCCAACGGCCTGCCTACATATATTTTTACCCTCTTGCACTTTTTGTCGCCTACGCATATATCCTTTCCTCTAAGCTCCGTTAAATACATGAATCTCATATCAGTCAATTTTAAATCCAACATTCCTCTACCTCTATCTCCATACGATCCTCCCAATTACATAAATCAGGATTCTCTCCTTCATAAAAGTAATAGTAAGCCCATACTTCAATATCGCCCACTTTTATGCATCCATCACTGCACCATTCCACAATATCGTCATTCCTGCATACATTTGTCGGTTCAGCACCAAGCGACAATAGTTTGTTTATTATATTGTCACCGAACCTTTCTTTCGCTTCCTCTTTCGTCATATCGCTATCAGATTTTAATATTACACTAACGCCAAAGGGAAACAGGGACGGACGACCAGCGGACCTACCCCACGCCATCGCCGCCCCCCCGTTCTCCCTTGGCTTCCTACACTCCCCCCCCATCACCCAAAGAAACACACACACCCATACATAAACATACCTTCATACACATAAGATTCCCTTACTATAAAGATACCCTTGTTCCCCTTCCCTATTGTTTCCCGGGATCCCTTATTTCATCTCGTTTTTCCTCGGTTCACATTGATCCCCTTGACTCCTCTTGATTTCCCTTGACTCCTCTTGATTTCCCTTGATTTCCCTTGACTCCTCTTGACTCCTCTTGACTCCTCTTGATTCCTCTTGATTCCTCTTGACTTCCCTTGACTCCTCTTGACTTCCCTTGACTTCCCTTGACTCCCCTTGACTCCTCTTGATTTCCCTTG